AATGACTTCACCCTTGGTGAATTCACTTTCCTTATAGAGATCCAACAACTCGCCGAGCAATGTATTAAGCTGTCTATGCTGAGTGCTATTTATGTTGAAGGCCACGGCCAGATCCCTTTACGGCAGTTTCCGAAGAGTGCGCGCTAGAAAGGTCTCGAACTTTGCTTCCCAATTGTTTCCCGATCCGTTGAACCAGACGCAGAGTACTGCGCCGTTGTCTTTGATGGTGTTAACCGTCATATCTGGACCACCAGATTTCAAGATGACCCGGTCTCCGGTTTGAAATTCTCCAACGTTCCCGCTCATATTTCCTCCATCTCAGGTTTAGGTTTCAAATCGAATCGGGTTGTACTACTTCAGTAGCTTTCTCTCTGCATTTTAGGCAAGAGGGTTTTACTCGCTGCCCTTCAACGTGCACCTTTTACGGCGATTGATGCCACTGCCATATGGCGGATGATCCTAACGTTGTTTTTTGACCGCGCTGATAAAGTGTGGTGACGTCACGTTGATGATCCGGCCGGGATGAGCTGGAGAATTGGGATCAGCTACAAAGGCAATACTGGCGCCGTCCTGCAAGACCTGCGTCGTCATCGCCGCGGTCTCCTGCAACTTGATCAAGGGGTGCTCATAGCTTTCGACGATGCCCCAGAACATAATTTCATCGCCCGCTTCGAGCAATCGAAACTCGTAGTTTTGACCCTCTTCAAACATCACGATTCTCCCAAGTTTAAACCCACGCGATAGAAACTCGCTCAGGCACTCAGCAAAGGCAAGGCACCTGAGCTCAAACCGTTGCTTTCGGCGTTTATAAGCATTCCACCAACGGAGATTTCCTATGGACCCCTCGATTGCTCCGGCCTCACGAGCCGCGGCGGTAACGCCGAACGATTCCGCGATTGTCGGCGCCCGAGCCCTCTACATCGGCACGGCTGGCGACGTAGCCATTGCGCCGCGTCGGGATATGGATCCTGTCATCTTCAAGAGCGTGCCGGCCGGGACGATCCTGCCGGTTCACGCGGCCATTGTGGCACTGACCGGTACCACCGCTTCCAACATAATCGCGCTGTTCTAAGCGTTACAATCCGTCACTGTGACGTCACGTGACGTCACGTGACGTCACGTGACGCTACAGCAGCCCCGCCGATCAGAAGGCAGGACCATGACAGGCAGACCCACTAAGTTCACGCATTCCCTTGCTGACATCATCTGCGAGCGCATCGCTGACGGCGAAAGCCTTCGATCGATCTGCAGAGATGACGCCATGCCGGCGAAGTCAACCGTGTTGGCCTGGCTGGCTGATGACGACAAGACCGCTTTTCGGACCAAGTATGCGCAGGCGCGCGAGATCCAGGCCGACGGCTTCGTTGACGAGATGGTCGAGATTGCCGACGACGGCACGAACGACTGGATGGAAAAGAAGAGCGCAGACGGACAAACGACAGGCTGGCAGGAGAACGGCGAAGCGCTCCGACGCTCGCAGCTCCGCATCTCAACCCGGCAGTGGATTGCCGAGAAGCTGAAGCCGAAAAAGTATGGCGCCAAGGTCGAGCTGGAACACGGCGTGACCGGCGAGGTGTCGCAGCTGCTGGAAGCTATCAATGGCAAGACCCGCGGACTTCCAAGCGGCAGTTGATCAGTTCTCGGACTGGCGCTGGCGTCTGAACAATCTCTACTGGATCACCGACAAGGAAGGCAAACGGGTCCGGTTCGAAATGAACTGGGCTCAGATGACCTTCTTCGAGCAGATGCATTATCTGAATGTGCTGCTCAAGGCCCGCCAGCTTGGCCTGACGACGTTCATCCAGATCTTCATGCTGGACGCCTGCGTGTTCAATCGAGATATCCGCGCTGGTACGATAGCGCACACTCTGGGCGATGCGCAGACCATCTTTCGGGACAAGGTGAAATACCCGTACGACAATTTGCCCGAGGGTATCCGGGAAGCGGTGCCGATCGTCAGGGATAACCAGACGGAACTGCTTCTGGGAAATAACTCGAGCATTCGCGTCGGCACGTCTCTCCGATCGGGCACGCTGCAATACCTGCATATCTCCGAATATGGGAAGCTCTGCGCGAAGTACCCGGACAAGGCGAGGGAAGTCAGGACCGGTGCGCTGAACACCGTGCAGGCCGGCCAGCTGGTCTTCGTCGAGAGCACTGCCGAGGGGCAGGAGGGCCATTTCTACACCCTTTGCGAAGACGCACAGGTCAAGCAGCGCCAGTCGTCGAAGCTGACGGAGCTCGACTTCAAATTCCATTTCTTCCCGTGGTGGAAGGAACCGCAGTATTCGATCGCGCCCGAGGGCGTCATCATCAGCGAAGCGTTTGCGAAGTATTTCTGCACCCTGGCTGACCAAGGCATCGAACTGAAGGACGGGCAAAAGGCCTGGTACGTCAAGAAGGCCGAAACGCAGCTGGGCGACATGAAGCGCGAATATCCGTCATCGCCGGCGGAGGCGTTCGAAGCCAGCGTTGAGGGCGCATACTATTCGGATCAGATGGCGGTGGCCGATGCCGAGGACCGCATCGGCATCTTCCCGCATGTGGCTGGTTATCCTGTCCACACGATATCCGACATCGGCATGGACGACACCAACAGCGTCTGGCTGTTCCAGGTACTGCCGAGCCGGGTCCGAATGATCGGCTATTTCGAGCACACCGGCACGGGGATGGACGGCATGCTCGACGAGCTGGAGCGACGGGCGAACGAGCACGGCTATGTCTATGGCGTCCACAACATGCCCCACGACATCCGCGTCAGGGAGTGGACCCGCGGCGGACTGACCCGCATCGAGGTGATGCTGGCAGAGGTCAAGGCGAGGAACCTGGGCACAGTCCGCAAGATCGAACGCGCCTATGTTCATGACCGCATCAACGGCACGCGGCGCATCCTGGCCAAGATCGAGTTCGACCAGGCCGGATGCACTCAAGGCATCAAGTGCCTGCGGAACTACCGAAAAGAATGGGATGAGGATCTGAGCGTTTTCCGCGACGTACCCCTGCACAACTGGGCATCCCACGGCGCCGACGCCTTCGGCGGGCTCGCGATCATCTTCACGGGATTGGCCGCGGAGCCGCTCAAACCTGAACCAAAGCCGCTGCGGACGTTCCAGACCATGACCTTCAACGATTTCGTCAACTCCACACCGACCCAAAGCGAGCACGTTTGATGGACGACGAAGCCACGACATTGCCGGGCCGTGAGCAGTACGACCTGGCAAAGGTTGGCGCGCACTGGCAGCAGGAGCTTGAGCGCGGACAGCGATACTTCAAATCTTGGATCGATCGCTGCACCAAGATTGAGAAGATCTACCTGCAGCAGGCGGACCAGCAGAGCGCGAAGCGTAGGTTTCCGATGCTTTGGGCGAACACGTCTGTTCTCCAGCCCGCGGTTTACGCTCGTGTTCCTCAGCCCGTTGTCGAGCGGCGGTTCAAGGATTCGCAGCCCGTCGCTCGCATGGCGTCTGAGCTCGTCGAGCGCAATCTTGCGTTCACCGCGGATGATGCGGATCTGGATTCCATCATGCGGGCGGTTCGTGATGACTTCCTGCTCTGCGCGCGCGGTACGGTCTGGCTTCGATATGAAGCGGATTTCGAGCCGATCGACATGGGTGTTGAACCTTCCGATGCGGCCGGCGCTCCTGGTGAAGGATTCCTGAGCGGCGGCATGGGCGACAATGGCGCTCCGGCGCTTGAGCAGATCACCGACGAGCGTGTCTGCATCGATTATGTGCACTGGTCGGACTTCCAGCATTCGCCTGCCAGGCGCTGGAAGGATGTGACGTGGGTGGCGCGGCGCGTGCCGATGACAGACGAGGAATTTGACAAGCGCTTTCCCGAGGGACGAGCAAGCCTCGCCGCAAACGGCGCCGGCTCGAATCACGGGACCAACCAGACCGAACGCGCTCAGAACGAGGGTAAGACCTACGTCTGGGAAATCTGGTGCAAGAGCGAGAACTACACCGTCTGGATTGCCGAGGGATCGCCTGTGGCTCTGGAGGTATCGGAACCACCGCTGAAGTTGACGCGGTTCTTTCCTTGCCCGCGGCCGGCATTCGGCACGCTGTCGACCGGCTCGCTAATCCCGGTCCCTGACTATGTCTACTATCAGGGCCAGTGCGACGAAATCGACGTTCTAACGAAGCGTATCAACAAGCTGACGGATCAACTGCGGCTGAAGGTGTTCTATCCATCGGGTGATGGTTCGGTATCGCCTGCAATCGAGAAGGCAATGCGGCCCGACAACGACACTGTGATGGTGCCTATTCCTGAGTGGGCCGCCTTCACGGACAAAGGCGGTTCGAACGCAATCGTGACGCTGCCGATCGATCAGGTTCAGAAGGTCATTGTCGCCTGCATCGAAGTGCGCAAGCAGCTTGTCGAAGACGTCTATCAGATTACCGGCATCTCGGACATTGTCCGCGGCGATACCCAGGCGTCCGAGACGGCGACCGCTCAGCGCATCAAAAGCCAGTGGGGATCTATCCGCATCCGCGACCGCCAGGCCGAACTGGCACGGTTTGCCCGCGATATCGTCAACCTCGCCGGCGAGATCATCTGCGATCAGTTCCAGCCTGAGACGCTGATGCTGGTGAGCGGCATCCAGCTTCCGACCGCGGCGCAGAAGCAGCAGGTCCAGATGCAGATGCAGCAGCTGCAGATGGCGCAGCAGCAGGCGGCGATGCGCGCCCAGCAGATGGGCCAGCCCGCGCCGCCGCCGCAGGCTCCTCAGTTGCCACCGGAAATGCAGAAGATGATAGAGCAACCGACGATCGATGAAGTGGTGCAACTGCTCCGCAATGACAGCGTGCGCGGCTTCAGGATCGACATCGAGACGGACTCGACGATCGAGCCGGACGAGGACGCCGAGAAGCAGCGCCGCATGGAATTCGTCCAGATGGTGGGCGGTTTCATGCAGCAGGCGGGCGCAATCGCACAGCAGACGCCAATGCTCGTCCCCGTGATGGTCGAGACGTTGCTGTTTGCAGCTCGCGGCTTCAGGGCAGGGCGGCAGCTCGAAAACACGCTGGAGCAGGTAGGGGCGCAGCTTTCGCAGTCTGCGACCGCTCCCAGGCCTCCGCCGGAGCCCACGCCCGAGCAGATGATCAATCTGAAGACGGCACAGGTGAAGGCCAGCGCCGAGGAAAAGAAGGCCCAGCTCAGCGTCGCCCAAGCGCAAATCGAGCACCAGACCACGGTGGAACAGGCGCGCAGCACGATGGCTGCCCAGGCCCCGCAGCAGTTCCAGCAACAGCCGCCAGCCTATCAGTGAACGAGGGACGCATGAGAGAACGATACTGCCGTGTTTGCGGCGGCTGGCACCAGCTCGACAAATGGCCGCACAACTGCATGCCGGTGCAGAACATGGCCCAATCGGATCTGCCGGCGCCGCACTTCGTCAGCGACAGCATCGAGATACAGTCGATGCATGATGGCAAACACTACACGTCGAAGGCCAAGCTCCGGGCGGAGTATCGGGCGGCCGGCGTGATCGAGATCGGGAATGAAAAGCCGCAGCCGATCGAGACGCCGAAGACGGATCGAAAGGCGATCCGAAACGAATTGCGGCGAGTTCACGCCGAATACAACGCCTGAACGGGCATCAATCCCCGAAATAGGAAACATCCGACATGGAAGACCTGATTAACGAGGCCGGCAACGGCAGCGAAGACCTTGGCACGTCGCAAGTCAACGACAAGCCGCTGAGCATCCGGGATAGCCTCAGGGCCGCGATCGAGAGTACCGACGACGGTGCTCCGGCGCCTGGTACGACGGAACGGCAGCGCGACGAGAGGAACGGCCGTTTCGTCGCCAAGGGAAACGAGCAGACCACAGCGGCCCCACAGGTCGCAGCAGTGGCGCCGAAACCTGGAGAAGCGCCCGCCTCCGCCAATGCCGCTCCAGCAGCCCAGCAGGTCACGCCAGCCGCGACCCCGGCCACTGAGCAGCAGCAGGCTGCGACGCACCGCGTGCCTCCGGGCTGGGCTCCAGAGGCAAAGGCTCTGTTCGGAAATCTACCAGCCGAGGTTCAGGCGGCTATCTCGAAGCGAGAGCAGGAAGTCGACAACGGTTTTCGTGTCCTTCAGGACTATAAGGGCCTCGAAGAATTCACACCTATCGTCAAGCAGGCCGGCATCACCCACGCCGATGTCATGCGGAAGGCGATCGACTGGGAACGCTCCCTGCAGCAGGACCCGATCAATACCGTTATCCACGTCGCCAACATGGCCGGCGTCAACCTTCGCGCCCTTGTCGCCGGTCAGCAGGATCAGGTCCTGCAGCGCCGGCCGCAACAGGCACAGCAACAGCCAACGCCTCAGCCCGTCAACGTCGAGGCCACGGTTGAACAGGTACTTCGGAAGCGAGACACTGAAACTCAGGTCAATGCCTTCATTTCCGACCCAGCAAACGTGCACGCCGAAGCCGTTCTCGACGACATGGTTGCCCTCATCAGCGCAGGGCGAGCAGCGAACCTCAAGGACGCCTACGACGCCGCATGCTGGATGCGTCCCGATATTCGTCAGCAGCTGATCAGCCAGGCTGCGCCGGCGAACATAGTTCAAGACCAGACTTCCCAAAGGGCCGCAGCGGCAGATCAAGCCCGTCGCGCCTCGCGATCGATCTCCGGCTCTTCCGCGCCTGGGCCAACCCAGGGCGCCGGCGCCGGTCAACCAACCTCAATCCGCGACTCCCTCCGCAGCGCATTGCACGCTGCCAACGGTCGCGTTTGACCAGAAGGAAAGTGATCCATGGCAATCTCGCCAAATCTCTCTGAAATCGTGACCACGACGCTGCGCAACCGCAGCGGCACGGTCGCCGACGATGTGACGAAGAACAATGGTCTTCTCTCTCGTCTCAACAGCCGCGGCCGAAAGAAGCCCATCTCCGGCGGTCGCACCATCGTCCAGGAACTGCAGTACCAGGAAAACAGCACCTTCAAGCGCTATTCCGGCTACGATATCCTGAACGTCCAGCCGTCCGACGTCATCACCGCCGCCGAATACGACCTCAAGCAGGCCGCGGTCGCCGTCTCCATGTCCGGCCTCGAACAGCTGCAGAACTCAGGCGAGGATCGCATCCTCGATCTGCTTGAGCAGCGCATCGAGAACGCCGAAACGACGCTGAAGAACAACATCGCGCTCGACTGCTATTCCGATGGCACGGCCGATGGTGGGCGTCAGATCGGCGGCCTGCAACTGTTGATCTCGACCTCTCCGACATCGGGCACCGTCGGCGGCATTTCGCGCGCCACCTGGGGTTTCTGGCGCAACCAGAAATTCTCAGCCTCGGCCGACGGCGGTGCGGCCGCCACCAATGCGAACATCCAGAGCTACATGAACCGGCTCTACATGTCCTGCGTTCGCGGCTCCGATGCGCCTGATCTTGTTGTCGCCGACAACAACTTCTTCCGCCTCTACTGGGAATCGCTGCAGGCAATCCAGCGCATCACCTCGGCGGACAAGGGCATGGCCGGCTTCCAGTCGCTCCAGTACATGGGCGCCGACGTGATCTTCGACGGCGGCTTCGGCGGCGGTGCGCCTCTCAACCAGATGTTCTTCCTGAACACCAAATATCTGTTCTACCGCCCGCACCGCGACCGCGACATGGCTCCGATCGGCGACGAGCGCATGAACACCAACCAGGATGCCTTCGTGCAGCTCATGGGCTTCGCCGGCAACCTCACCATGAACAACGCCTTCCTGCAGGGCGTGTTGTTCGCCTGATCGTCAACGAAAGGAAAAGCAAATGTCGGTCGCAACAATCCAGTCCGATCGTCTTGGCGCGAACCCGTTCGTCGTCGAAGGCCCGATCGTTTCCGGCTCCGGTATTCCGGGCCCGAACTTCTCCCTCGGCGCCGTCGCTGGCGGAGACCGCGAATCCGAATGGGTCTATTGCCAGCTCGTGCTGGCCTCGCAGACGACCCTTCAGCCCGGGCAGTGGTTCCAGTGGACCCGGGATTATGTCGCCTCACTGCTGACCACGGCGGCTGCCGTCGTCGGCCAGCGCTGCGGCGTCTTCTCGGGCGCTGCCCAGCCCTCGACCATCACGGGCGGCCCGATCGGTTCCATCACGCTCGCTGCTGGCACCTACTACATCTGGCTGCAGCGCAATGGTCAGGCTCCGGCGCTGATCTCCACGGCGACCGCAGCCCTTGTCGTTGCGGAGACCACGACGACAGCAGGCCTCGCAAATGCTCCGGCCTCTGCCACGGCAACCACCAAGGCCATTGCAAACGTCAACTTTGCGGCGGCCAACCAGACTTTTACGGCAACCACGGTCAACGGTTCGCCAGTTCTGACGAGTCTGGCCGGTCTCAGCGCCAATGCTGGCCCGTTCATCGGTGCGGCTGTCTCTGGCACCGGTATTCCCGGCGGCACGACTATCACCGGCATCACCTACACGCCGAACAACGTCATCCAGAGCATCACGCTCTCGGCCAACGCCACGGCGAACGGCACAGGGATCACCATCACCGCAACGGGCGTGCTCGAAGCAACGCTGATGCGTCCGTTCCTGTCGAAGGTGAACTAAGGAGGCTGTCATGTCCCTGAAGGATGATCTTCACAAGAAAATCGCCGCCGACCGCGAGGCCGGCCGCGACATCTCCCCGGTGATTGAGGAACTCATTCTGATGATCGCCGAGAAGGTCGAGCCGCCGGCCGCCAAGAAGGCAGCCCCCGCAAAGTCGACCGATACCAGCAAGTGAAAAACGGCGGGCGCTCCGGCGCCCGTTTCCTTTCCCCGCCATCAACAGCGAGACAGCACCATGGCCGACAGCAACACCGGAATTTATGCCTCCTTCAGCCTCGAACCGGTCGAACAGACCTTTCTGACGGAGAAGGAAGGCCGCCCGATCTTCGCCGACAAGGAATTCGTGCGCATCTTCATCGCCGGCGACAAGCACACCGAAGTCTACCGCGAGGTGACGGAGAACGACAAACTCCGCTTTTCTGACGCCTATAAGCGGTTCAAGGAAGGCGCGGAGGCTCGCGAGCAGCTTGTCGGCACGCCTCTGGCGCAATGGGCCTTCCTGAAGCCCAGCCAGATCAAGGAACTGGAAGCGATCAACATCTACACCGTCGAGCAGCTTGCCGCTCTCTCGGACACCGCCAAGCAGAAGATCGGCATGGGCGCGAACGAGCTCGTCGCCGCTGCGCAGGGCTATCTTGCATCCGCGCAGGACTCCCGAGCCGCTTCGGCATTCGCTGCTGAGAACGAGCGTCTCAAGGACGAAGTCGGCCGCCTGCAGGATCAGATGAAGGACATGGCCACTCGCTTCGAGGCGATGGAAAAAGAACGCCAGGGCGGCTCCAACGGCCGCGGCCGCGCAGCAGCCTAAACCGGAGGTCCGCGCATGTCGCTCCTGACCATCATTCAGAATGTATGCGCGGAAATCGATCTGGATCCGCCGACGGCCGTCATGTCGTCCGCGGATCCGCAAGTAAGGCAGCTGCAGATCCTGTCCTATCGCGCCGGCAAGGATCTGTTGAAGGATCACGACTGGTCCGCACTGTCGACCACGCGGAATTTCACAGCGACCGGGGCAATCCCCGAGCCGACAGAGCCGCCGGCGGACTTCCAGCGCTTCGTCGCCAATTCGGTGATCTGGAACACGTCACGGCTCTGGCAGCTTAACGGTCCCGTCGAGCCCCAGACATGGGAGAGGAACACCATCCTCAACTCGAGCCCGGTCCCGCAACTCTGGCGCATGCTTGGCGGCAAGCTGGCAATCTTCCCGAACGATGTCAGCGAGGGGATGCGTTATAAATACGTCTCGAAATATTGGATCGCGGTCAACGGCGGCACGACCTATGCCGAGAATTGGGCGAACGATACCGACACGGCCCGTTTTCCCGAAGACCTCGTCGAGCTTTCGCTGATCTGGCGCTGGAAGCGTGCGAAGGGGCTGGACTACGGCGAAGAGCTTGAGAACTACGAGCGCGCCAAAGAGTCCGCCGTCGGCGCCGATCGCGCCGCGCAGCCAATAAGCCTGTCGATGCCGAACCGCTGCGAGGTCCCTGACAATTACTGGCCAGGCATCATCACGGTATGACCAGAAAACCCGTCCCCCAAAACGGCCGCACCGGCCGTGTCTCGCCAAGCAAGGACTGGATCGCGCCCACTGGCGGCTGGCGAACCGACGTCGAGATGGCGGACATGCCGAAAGACGCGGCTTTCCAGCTCGACAACTTTTTTCCCGAGGCCAACCGGGTCCGCGCCCGCTATGGCAATTTCGCCTTCGCAACGGGTCTCGCTGCCAACGTGCAGACGATCATCCCATATGTCGGGGTGAGCAATCGTCTGTTTGCCGCTGCCGGGGCTAAGATTTTCGACGTGACGGCCGGCGGCGTCGTGGGGGCAGCAGTCGTGTCCGGCCTGTCCAGTGCACGATGGTCAGTCCAGCAATACACCAACCCGGCCGGCCAGGAATATCTTCGCCTCGTCAACGGCGTCGATCTGCCGCTGCTCTACAACGGAACGACGTGGACGAACAACATTCTGGTCGGCACGGCAACGCTCGCCACACAGAACGTATCGGTGAAGGCTGTCCAGTATACTCTGAGCTTCTTCGGGACCGGCTCTGTAACGCTTTCTGGCGCCTTCGCAGGCGTGTTGAACGGGACGGGCGTTGGCAACCGCGTCACGCTGACGTTCACGCCGACAGCCGGCACGTTGACGCTCACCGTGGCCGGTTCGGTGACCAATGCTCAGTTGGAAACTGGCGCGGTGGCCACGCCTTATGTCTCGTCGACGATGATCACCGGCATCCCGGATTCGTCGCTGCTGATCGCCGTGACGGCATATCGCTCGCGGCTCTGGTTCATCGAGAAGAACTCGACAAACGTCTGGTATCTCGCCACCGACGCCGTCAGCGGCGCGGCGACGGTTCTGCCGGTCGGCGGCAACATGAAATATGGCGGCACGCTGGTTGGGATCGGGGTCTGGACTATCCCCGTTTCCACCGGGCTGCAGCAGTGCCTGGTGCTGATGTCCTCCGAGGGCGAGATCATTGTCTATCAGGGGTCCGATCCGTCCAGTTCATCGAATTGGGGATTGCTCGGCACGTTCAAGCTCGGGCGTCCGCTCGGAACCGACCGCTGCTTTCTGTCTGTCGGCGCCGATCTGGCGATCATGACGACCGACGGTATCGTCCCGATAACCAAAGCCGTGCAGCTCGATCGGGGCGCCACCAGCCTTGGGGCGATCACCGCCAAGATCGGCCCGACATGGCGCGAAACAGTGGCGACGGCGGGCACAACATCGGACGAGTGGCAGCTTGCGAGTTTCCCGGTCCGCCAGATGGCAATCGTAAACCTGCCGTCGTCCCTCGGGCCATATCAGTACGTCATGAACACCGAAACCGGGGCTTGGTGCCGCTTCGTCGGCATGCCGGCCTCCTGCTGGGGGAACTGGCAGGACCGGCTGTTTTTCGGAGCGGCCGACGGGAGAGTTTACGAAGCTGAAGTCGGGGCAAATGACAACGGCGCGGCGATCGACGCCCTCATGGTCGGAGCATGGAGCCGCTACGGCGAAGATATGGCGACCAAATTTTCGAAGCTGATCGGGGTGACGGCGCAGATCGGTGTTTCGACGCTGATGTATGCCGGCATGTCGTTCGACTACCAGACGAAGATACCGACGGCGCTTCTGTCGGCCATCGAAAACAATGCGGCGGCAAAGTGGGGCTCTGCGATTTGGGGTGTCTCAAAATTCCCCGGTACAGCGGTCGTTCGGAAATTTGCATCAGCAGGTGGCGCCGGCTCAGCGCTGGCGCCGACGATCCGGGCGTTGATATCGGGTTCTTCGGGGTCAGTATCTGAAGCGGCCGTCGTCGGCGGTTCGGTTCTCTATGAGAAGGGCGCGCCGATTTGATCGTCTCCGAACCCTGCGAGGATATCGCAGCATGGGTAGGGGCCAAGATCGGGGTGACATTCCATCCGCCCTTTACGGCCATGGCGCAGATCGAAGGCGGCCGCATCATCGCGGCCTACGTGTTCAATGTCTGGACCGAACACGATGTTGAAGTTTCGCTTGCCGCCGATCGACTTTCAGCAACGCTGATGCGCGCTGCCTTCCGATATGTCGTCGACCAACTTGAATGTCGGCGTGCAACGTTCAGGACGCGTGCGGACAACGTTCAGGCTCAAGCGGCGCTGGATAGGCTTGGCGCTCGCCTGGAAGGCCGGCAGACGGCTTACTTCGGCGACTGTGATGCGCTGCTCTATGGAATCTTGAAAGAGGACTTCCCCTATGGTCTCCACGCCTAAGGCGCCGAAAGCGCCCGACCCGACACAGACCGCGGCGGCGCAGACAGCGACGAACGTGGACACTGCTATTGCCAACGCTGGCCTCAGCCATACGAACCAGTACACGCCCGACGGCTCGTTGGAATACAAGGTCACCGGCAATACGACGATGACCGACCAGAACGGCAAGACTTATCAGCTGCCGACCTATTCAGCCTATCAGAAATATTCTCCGCAAAATCAGGCGATCTACGACCAGACGCAACAGACGCAGCTTGGCCTATCGAAATTGGCGAACGAGCAGACCGGCAAGATTTCGGGCATCCTCGGGACGAATGTCGATCTCAGCGCGGGCAACGTTGACAAATACGTCAACGACCACTGGCAGACCGGCTTCAACAACCAGTGGGATCGCGATCAGGCAAGCCTCGATCAGAGCCTGGCCGACAAGGGCATCTCGATGGGCTCGGCCGCCTATAACAATGCGCTACGCGATTTTTCGACGCGCAAGCAGGCGGCGTCTGATCAGTACCTCGGGGACATGTATTCCAACGCTCAGAATTCGATCCTGACCGAGCGAAACCAGCCGCTGAACGAAATCTCCGCCCTCATGTCGGGCTCTCAGGTCAATCAGCCCAATTATGTCAATTCGCCGACGACGCAGCTGCCGACGGTCGACCAGGCCGGCCTGATCAATGAAAACTACAATCAGCAGATGGGCGCCTACAATTCGCAGATGTCGAAATCGAATGCTGCGATGGGCGGCTTGTTCGGGCTAGGCTCGGCTCTGCTTGGCGGCTGGGCAATGTCCGATCGCCGACTGAAACGGGACATTCACCAGATCGGCGTCTCGGAAGCGGGCATCCCAATCCATGAATACGAGTATGTCTTCGGCGGCGGACGGCAGGTTGGCGTAATGGCCGATGAGGTCGAGCGTGTCTTCCCTGGGGCCGTCGCAGAAGGTCCTGGCGGCTTCAAGATGGTCAATTACGCGGAGGTTCTGTGATGGGTTTCATCTTCGGTGGGGACACCGGCCAGTCTCAGGCAGACGTCACCGATGCCCGCAAGCGTCTGGCTGCAGCGATGCTTCAGCAGGGCACTGACACCAGCCCCATTCAATCGCCTTGGGAAGGTGCCGCGCGCATGGCGCAGGCGCTGATGGGTGGCCTCGCGGTCCGCAAGCAGGGCGAGCTGCAGAGCGCCGCCGACGCGCAGCTCATCTCCGCAATCACTGGGCAACCCTACGCGCCTCCTGAGAAGCCGGCCGGGTTCCTCTCGTCGATATTCGGCGGTAGCAAGACCGCTGATCCTGGCGCAACCGGCTCGTCCATGCCGAAGGTGGATGCATCCGGGAATGTCGCGGCCACACCCACAAGCGGCGGCCTGCCGAGCTCGTTCCTGGCTGCAGTCGACAAGACGGAGGGCGGCGGCGGATATGACACGCTCTATGGCAATGCTCAACAGGACGGACCATTCGCCGGAACCGCTGTCTCCAGCATGCCGATAAGAGACGTCATCGCGTTCACAGATCCCAGTGGCCCTTATGCTCAGTCGGTCAAAAATCAGATCGGACGGGTGGCAACGCCGGTGGGGCGATATCAGGTCGTCGGCACGACGCTCAGGAATGCTGTCGGCGCTCTTGGACTTGATCCCAATGCTCCATTTGACCGGAACGCACAAGACGCGGTCGGCGCCTATCTGGCACGTCAGAGAATTGCTTCGGCAAACACGCCGCAGGGGAAAATCGATGCCTTGAGGCAGGAGTGGCACGGGCTTAAAAACGTGCCCGATGCGCAGCTGGCTCAGGTGGTTACCGATCTCGAATCCGGCGGCACAGCATTCCCAGGCGTTGATGTCGCCAGTGCAAATCCAGCCGTCGGCATGCCATCTGCGTCGCCGATAGCGCCGCCGCCGGTCAATCCTCCGGCACCACCTCCGACGCCCGGTTATGTTGACCCTCGGGTAACGACGGCCGGCCCGCCCGATGCGCCTCCTTTGCCGGCCGCCTCCGCCCCAGGCCAAGTCGCTAGCCTTGATCCGGCGGTCGGCATTCCCATGCCGGGTGCGGCAGGGCAAATGCGGGCATCCGATCCAGCGCAGCCCATGTCGCCGCAGGGCACTCCACAGGCTGCGTTGCCGCCTTTGCCGTCGTCCACGGTCGGTCCAGCGCCGACCGTCGCCAGTGTGCCTCCCGTTGATCAGCAGCAGTCAAACCAGCAGCCGGGGCCGGTTCGTCTTGCTCAGGCATTAAATGGTGTCTCTCCGCAACCGGCAGCAAACCCGATGGCAGACCCGCGCGCTCAAGCTCTCGTCAAGGCGATCATGAATCCGAACGCATCGCCCCAGGTGAAGGCGATGGCGGCTCAATCTTTGCAGACGCTGATGAAGCCGCCGGAGTACGGTTTCCAGACATTGCCGGATGGAACCGTCTTGCGCAGCGACCCACGCACCGGGACCGTGCAGCCGATCTATCAGAGCACGCCAAAGCCGACAGAGGTAAACGGTCGTCTCGTAGGCGCTGACGGCAAGGTTATCGCCGATTTCAGCAATGGCCAGTGGGAGCGTCTGAGCGATGGAACGCTCTACAACAAGAGCACCGGTGAATTCAGGCAAGCTCCTGGAGGCGCCGGCGGAGAGAAATATTACGGGGCGACCGTCCCTTACTATGACAAGGATGGGAACCTGCGATATCGCCAGTTGAGCGACAAGGGCGGCGGCAAGGATCTGGATTTCGGGCCGGGATCAACGGCGGCGCCGACCACGCGCACAGTTGATACAGGCACGGAACTGATCACCATTGGCCCCGGTGGTCAGGAAGTGAAACGGACCACGAAGGAGAATTATGAGGCAGCGAAAGACACCTCGCAAGGCAGCACGGAGGGCAAGGCTGCTGGGGAAGCAGTCTCGTCGCTACCCGCCGATCTAATGCAGGCTGACCAGACGATCAAGAACATCGACCAGTTGCTAACCAGCAAGGGGCTCGATTCGATTGTCGGTTCGGTCGACCAGTTCCGGCCTTCCTGGACGATGGGTGCTGACGGTCGCGATGCTCTAACACGCCTCAAGCAGCTTCAGGGCGGTGCGTTTTTGCAAGCTTATGGGCTTCTCAAGGGCGGCGGCCAGATCACCGAAGTCGAGGGCGGCAAGGCTCAGGATGCCATGGCGCGAATGGATCGCTCGCTTGATGAGCCTCACTTCCGGGCTGCCCTGAAGGACTTCCGCGATGCTGTCGAGCAGGGCGTTGCCAAAATGAAGGAGCGGGCAAAGGTGGCTTCGCCATCGGCGCTTGGCGACCCGGCGGTTGTCCCGACTGATATCCCGGGCGTCACCATTCGAAGGAAACAGTAAATGCCGACATACACTGTCGAGGTGAACGGGGAGAGCTTCGATATCGACGCTCCGAACGATGAGGCTGTGCGCGCCGCCGTGCGCCAAATCCAGGGCCAGCAGCCTGCCACGCCCGCGCCGGCACAGCCGCCCGTAGAGCAGCCGGACCCTCGCGATAACTTTGGAGGCAAGGTCGACACCGTCATGCGCGGTGCGGCTGATACGCTCTCGTTTGGTCTCGCCGACGAACTGACTGCCCAGATGCGCAGCAACCCGCTTGCTGTGCAAAAGAAGCCGGAAGGCTATTACGACAAGGGCATCTTCGCCGGCGACTACAATCCGCTTGGGGCGATTGCGCGAGCCATGGACGCGCCGTTCGCAAGCGACACGAAAGCAGCCGACTACGAAAAGGCGCTCGCCGAAGAGCGCGCGATCGACAAGTCGGACGCTGAGAATCGCTTCGGTTACCGTCTTGGCGGCCAATTGGTCGGCGGTGTCACCGGTGGCATCGGTCTTGCAAAGAACGGGCTGTCGCTCGCTGCCAATGCCGCAGAGCGCGGCGCTGGCCTTGCTAGGGTTTCTGGAGCGTCACTCCTGGACGGCTCGATACTCGGCGGCGCCCAAGGCTTCGGCAGCGGAGAGGGCGTCGAGGACAGGCTTTACAAGGCTGGCTTGGGAATGCTGACAGGCGGCGCACTCGGCGCCATTGCTCCCGGTGCGGTGGCGGGCGGCTCGAAACTCCTGAAAACAGCCGTCGCTCCCTTTGTGGCGCCCTTTATGCCGGGGAGCTATACGCGCGACATGCTGGCAACAGCTTTGCGCCGTGCGGGACAGACCCCAGAGGAAGTCGCGAACTCGATGCGGGCCGCGGCCGATGACGGGCAGGACATGTTCAACGTCGCCGATGCCTTGGGCTATACCGGAGAGAGGTTGACGTCGACAGCCACCCGCGTTCCCCATGAGGGCAGACAAGCGCTGGCCGAGGCGCTATTGACCAGGCAGGCGGGGCAGGGGGAACGGCTTGCGAATAACCTTGCTGAAGGCTTCGACACCTTTGACACGGCGGGGCGCCGCGTCGCCGACCGCACGGCGCAGCGGACCGCTGAGGCGAATGAACTGTATCCTGCTGCCCGCGCCGATGCCGGTCCGGTCAATGTCACGCCGATCCTTGAGGAAATCGACCAGACGCTCCGGCCGGGTGTCAATCAGCTCGTGAACCCGCGTGACCGGATCGCCAATGATTCGATCGAAGGCGCCTTGACGCGCGTGCGAGCGATGATGTCGGACGGCAATTCACAGGTGACCGACTTCGACACGCTTTTCCGGACAAAACTCGATCTTGACGACATGATCCAACGAGCGGAAGGGCAGGGTGCGGGGAACCGCGCGCATTATCTCTCCCGTGTCAAGGATCTGGTCGACCAGGCGCTTGCCGACGCATCGGACCAATACACGGGCGCGCGCGATGCCTTCGCCAGGGCATCCCGCCGGATCGATGCCGTTGATGCAGGGCGCGACGCGACCCGCATATCCCGCAGAGCTCAGGACACCATACCTGAGTTCGAGGCGATGCCGCCCGGCGAACAGGTGGATTTCCGCGCTGGCTATGTCGATCCGCTGATAGCTCGCCTAGAGGGCGCGTCGTCATCACCGACGACGAACAAAGCGCGGATGCTGCAGACACCGAAGTACGATGCCGAACTTCCGGCGTTCGCCGCCGCAGGGCGAGGGCCTCAACTTGCCGATCGGATCGGCCGCGAACAGACGATGTTCCGGACAGCGAACGCTGCGCTCGGCAATTCCAAGACCGCCGACAACCTGGCGGATGCTGCCGATCTAAACCAGTTCGACCCGCAGGTCATTGGGCGTCTGGTGCGGGGCGACCCGATCGGAGCTTTGACCACGGGTCTGGCAAAGCTACTTGGAACGGCAACGGGCCAGCCGCCGTCGGTCGTCCACCGACTGTCACAGGTACTAATGGAAACCAATCCCGATGTGGCGCTGGAGGTCCTGCGAGGCGGCGCCGACAAGTTGTCTCAGAGCGATCAGCTCAGGGCGCGCCTCGTGTCGGCGCTCGTCAGCTCAGGGGCGGCCGGAACGGGACGCCTTGCCGCGCCATGAGTCAGGAATCTTGTTGCCGGTAATGTCGATCGCCCAGGCGACGACACCGGCGCCGGTCAGAAGACCAAGCGCAATTGAAGGCCAGTTGAACGGCTGGAAATAGAGATACCAGATCCAGGCGAAGACTATCACGGCAAGCACGGCCTTCCACGGGCCGGGGCCGCGGTCGAGCTTCGGTTCATCTGGGTCGTGATCGATCTGCATGCGCAACCAATACTACACCATTGATGGCCTCGCAATTCGCGGGGCTAGAAAGTCGTGCAGGACACGTTATTGCCATAGCGGTTGCAGTTTGTCGTTCTCATCGTAGGGGATGCCTGAGGAGCGTAAATTACTGGGGCGGGAGTGTACTGCTGGCCTCGGAACGGAAAGGTCGGCAGGCGACCGTCTGTCACGCCGCACGAATAGCTCATCCGGTACCAGGTGATAGGGCCAGGCATGATATCGGCGATCAACCCGCCGGAATTGCTGGAGCTGTCCAGGACTTGGTATTTGCCTTTGCAGACCTTGGCGGCTGACTTCAGACACTCATTCGGCGATCCGTTGCACTTCGCTTGATGCATGGTGCCACCAGACGGCGTCGGAACCTCCTCGCCAGAGGTGGCGCACCCAGCGAGGGTGGCGACGATAGCAACGAGAAGTGGCGCGGCTTTCATTAATTTTCTCCCGATGATGGAGAATAAAACGCACGAAAACTCGCGTTAGTCGAGTTGCCGCTCGGCAACAACCGAGCCATATTTTGGAGAAGGTGAATGCCCAGAAACTCCTCAGGCGTATATTCAAAGCCGGCCGGAACAACTCCTTCCGTCGGCCAGGTCATCGACCCCGTGCCGTGGAACGCGCTGACCACCGACCTCGGCAACGAAATCACGAACTCGCTGCCGCGTGATGGCTCGGCTCCGATGACGGCGCCGCTCAAGAACGCCGATGGCACCCAGGCGCTGCCGTCAGTTACGTTCTCTTCCGACATCACGACCGGCATGTATCGCAAGGCCGCTGGCGTCATTGCGTTGGTCTCAGGTGGCTCGGAGATCCTGAATTTCTCAGGCTCCGGCATCGACGTTAATGGCGTCATTAGCGGCCGTATCGACTATGTCGAGAAATCTGGAAATTACACCGCGCTCGCGGCGGATGCCGGGTCTACGCTTCGCTTTACTGCCGCAGCGACATTGTCGCTCACCGCAGCTGCGACATTGGCCGCCGGATGGTCAGTTTCCGTCTTCTCCTATGGTGGTGACGTCTCCGTTGCGCCCAATGGCACTGAAACGATAAACGGCATCGCCACCCCTCTTGTGGTCAAGCAGGGGCGTACGGTGACGCTATACTCCGATGGTGTGGGGTTCTTTGTATCTGTCCCTGGGGCGTGGGAAACGATCGGCGAAAATAGTGCGTCTGCGGCTGCGGCGGTCACCGTTACAAATTTGAGCGCGTTTAAACGGCTTCGCATCACTGGCTACATGCAACCAGCCACCGCTGCTCAATTGTTACTGAGAACAAGCGTGAACAACGGCAGTTCTTTTGATCAAAACAACGGCGACTACACGTGGTACGCAGTTTATGGAAATGGAACTGCCGCAGCTTCTGTCAATGGAACTTCGACGGCCGTTGGGGTCGGTGCAGGCGGTACGACAAATAATGCTGATCTGACCGGGGGCATACAGTTCGAAATTACAATGGAGAATTTCAACAAAGGTAGAAGCACAAAGGGTTTGATCACCTTTGGAAACATCGCAGGTTCAAATAACTTCGCTGTGGGCACGATCCAATTTCTAAGAAACGGCATTATTGCCCGGAATGCCTTTCAGCTCATTACAGCTGGTGCAGTCAATGCTTTCTGGGAGGTTTTGGTCGAGGGGGTACGCGGATGAAAATCCTTGTTAACGGTGAAGAAGTCGAGTTGAACTCGAGCGAAGCCGCCGAACTCGCGGCAAGTGCGGTTGTCGCGGCGCCGACAGATTATTCGGTACCCAAATTGACAGTCGTTCAGCGATTGACCGACGAAGAAGCGGAGACCGTCTATCCGGCGATGTCAGCAATGCCGGCGAAGCTTCGTTTCGTCTGGGATACCGCTTCTGAAATTCGCTCTGATAGCGAATTTTTCGGCATCCTCCAGACCTTCCTGACAGGCGCCATCGGCTCGGATCGCGCCGCCCAGGTTCTTCAGCCGGAATAGCAGTGGTGCGGCCATGATCTATCGCTATCTCGCCTACTTGCCGGCGAACCTGATCTTCGTTGCGCTGTCATACCTTCTGTCACCCGCACTTGCCGGTCTGTCTATGCTGAGCGGCCCGCGGCTGCCCGGAGTGCTTCAGTGGTTCTCGACGCTCGACGCCGATCTGGACGGCGGCATATCCCAGCGTGTGAAGGGATATACGCCCAATCTCACCGGATGGAGTCTCTGGTGGCAACGTACCTGCTGGATATGCCGTAACCCGGCCCACGGATGGCAATCCGCATTGCTCGGCATGCCGGCGTTCGGAACTATCATCGCCCAGCAGTGGATTAGCGAAGACCCGAAGCAGCAATTTTACCTGATGCAGACGGCGAGGGGCGTCCGGTTCTTCTGCTTCAAGCGTGATCAGCCCCTCATCGGCGGTTTTTACCTCAAGATCTGGCTCGGCTGGGTGAACAAGCCCTACGACGGCCGGAACCACCACTACGCTTTCCAGATCGCGCCGAAGCGGCGGTAAATAAACCTTCACACGTGCCGGAGCCTGAGCTCAACGACCGCCGATGCAGTCACTTGGCCAGTCATGCAGGCAGCCTAGCATTTCACGTAAAGCATGTAGCTCCGGGCAGGGCGGCCGAGATCATCTGTGCCGGTCTCGATCACAGATTCCTTGATGACGCGACCGGCAGGGCATCGCGACTTCAGATAATTAAGTGCGTGGCGTTCGCGGTCTTCCTTGTCGTCCGGATTGTACCCGACGTCGGGTGTGTTGCTCATTTGCAGAGCGTGGTTCGCTCCAGGGACCGGATCGGGGGCTACCAGGAGTTCACCGCGCTGCGTCTGGCACCCTGCCAGCGCAACCGATAGTGCCAGTACAAGAGCCTTTGCCTGCATGAACGGGTCTCCTTCCCCAATCGGTTGTAGATCGGGAAGGCTTTCAAAAACAAGCGCGCCTCATCGGCCATCACCGACAATCTGGAGTTTATCCATGCTCGTCCACAACTGGCGGCGCGTTCTCGCGCGCTCCCTTTCGCTTTGGTGCGTCTACTTCGCGGGAGCCTTTGAACTCGCGCCGTACATCGTCTCGTATCTCGACGGCTACGTCCCGCCGTGGCTGTCGATCGTCCTCCTGCTGCTTTCCGTCCCGGCTCGGGTAATCGACCAGAGGCTTTCCAATGGCAAATAGAATGAAGAAGGGCAGCGCGGTCGCTGCAATGGCCGTGGCGTTGGTCGGATCGCTCGAAGGACTGCGCCAGAATGCCTATCCAGATCCGGCCACCCAGGGCCAGCCCTGGACGATCTGCTACGGCAGCACGAACGGGGTAAAGCCTGGCGACCGGAAGACGGTCGAGCAGTGCAAGGCGCTTCTGTCTTTGGAACTCCAAACCTACGCCGCCGGAATTGAGCGCTGCGTCACGGTTCCGCTGCCGGATGCCCGCTTCGTTGCCCTGACCTCGTTCGGGTACAACGTCGGTGTCAAGGCAGCATGCGGTTCCAGCGCCATCAAGCTCATCAACCAGGGCAAGACGGCCGAAGGCTGCGAAGCTCTCCTGAAGTGGAACAGGGCGGCAGGTATTGTTTTCCCGGGTCTCACCCGCCGCCGGCAGAAGGAACGCCAGTTCTGCTTGGAGGGCCTGTGATGCTCTCCCTAATCCCCGACGTCATAAAGCTGCCGCTCGCCATCGCCCTCGGCGCAACGCTCGCCTTTTACCCGGCCCGCTGGCTCGGGCAGTCCGAAGGCAAGCAAATGGCCGCGACGGCCGCTCTTTCCAAATCCATTCAGGTTCTGCGCGAAAGGAACACGATCGATGACGAAGTTTCCACTTCTGATGCTGCCGCTTTGTGCACTGATCTCGGGCTGTCAGACGACGACAAAGCAGAATGCGTGCGACGGGTTCTCTCGCCTGACGCCGAGCCTGCAGACGTCGGTAACGATCCTGAAAACGGATCGACCGTTCGCAAACCAGATTGCCAGCCACAATAAATTCGGCGCCGCTCAAGGCTGCTGGGAGTAGACGCCCATGATGAATGCCATTTCGCTTGCCCTGACGAATCCGACGTTGAGCGGTGGGGCAGGGGGCGGCGGAGATCCCGATCGCTTCATGTTTTTTGCGACGCGCAACCGCATGCCGTCGGGCAACATCGTCACCGCCGCGTCTGGCACCGAATATGTGTGCAGCAAGATTGTCGTCAACACGCCGCAATATAAGACGCGGACCTTTCGCTTCCATCTTTCAGGCTTCGCCTCGACGGAGGGCGGCAACTCCCCACAGGAAACAATCGTTACCGGCACGATCGGCACGCCCGGAAACTCGGTTGTCGTCGACGCGATGTTCATGCGCGCGCTTGATGGTGTCTTCCGCCAGTTGCAGTTCAATGCGTCAAACACCACGACCGTCGCCGACCAGACAAACGGCATATGGACTGATCCTCTATCCACCCCGGACATCGATCCGGAAAGCGCGATCGAACTCTGGACCTTCTATCACACTGCCGTGGGTGAGAAGATATGGCCTGTCTATCGCATCCAGAAGCACCGCGGCGAACGAGTATGGGGGGCAAGTGACTTCGCAACCCTGCAAGCGTTCATGTCCACGCCAGATGCCGACAGCACAGCCTCGCTCGATACAAGCTATGGCCAACAGGCGCAGCCGCAGTATTACGGCCCTGATTTCATGGTTGCGAAGGGTGATTGGGACGGCCGTCCGGTCGCCCTTGGTCTTGTCGACAGCCTGGGCGAAAGCCGGCAGGAATTCAGCTCAGCGGCCGATACGCGCGGCAATCTCGGCTGGTTACGCCGCTGGCTCGACAAGGACGGCGGTCTCGGACGCATCCCGCATTGCCTCGTCGGCATGCCAGGCGCCGGCTCCGTTCGGGAATATACTGGTAGCGGTTCGTCGATCGCGACGCGGCGACGTGACATCATCCGGGAAATCATCGCCTTCAACGGTGGCAAATGGCCGTTCACTGTTGTTGGTAACCAGATGGGGCAAAACGACGTTTCGACGGTTTACACGACGTGGTTCAATACAAACTATCGGTCGCTGCCGACCAGGATCAGGGCAGAATACCCGGGTATCAAAATCGTCGCCCTTCCTCCGCTCGGCCGCACGGATATTCAAAAGACCATCACCCTTACGTCGGTAGGGACGGTGGCAACTGGCACGATAGCCGCCGGAACCACGGGCCTCGTCAGCGGGCAGACTGTCAGCATTACCGGGGCAACGCCGACCGCCTACAACGGCAACGTCGTCATGACTGTCACAGGTCCGAACACCTTCACGTACGATTTTGCGGGCGGCACGTCGCCGGCAACCGGAACGATCCGCCTCGGCGACCTGGGACTACGGGTTGAGTTTCAGGCTTATTCGGCAAACCAGTCGTGGCCGGCTGATGGAACGGACGCGTCCGGAAAGTGGCGGCTGCACGACGATATAATGGCGCAGACGTCGGCCTGCTGCGACGCGGCAATCGATACGTACCCGGCCTGGGTGTCACCCTCCCGCGGCGGCTGCTGGCCTGGTATGCTGGAACTGCCAAGCACGACGCTAACAGTCCAGGCCGGCACGGACGGTGTCGCAACTTACAACTCTATCACCGTGGCAGACGCGAGTTTCCTTCGGCCAGAGCAGACGATAAACCTCTATTCCGGCCCTGACGGCGTTGCGCGCCTAAGCACACAGATCATTGCCAGCATTGCTGGAAACGTGATCACCTATCAGGGCACAAGCGCGGTTGTGATGCCGATCGGTACAGTAGTGCGTCCGGCCGCATCGATCGGGGAAAGTACGCCTGCGTCCATGGTGCATCCGCAGCCAATCATGATTGACCGGATTTCGAATGGCGTCCCCCAGTCCGAAAAGTCGAAATTCGTAGTTTAAGGCATTCCAGGCGATGACATCCAATGACGATATCCTTCGCGCGCTCGGCCGTGTCGAAGGTAGATTAACCGGCATAGAAGAAAGCGTCTCCCTCTTGCGGGAGGATGTCAGCGACGAGAAGGATAACGCTCACGAAAGCCGGTCGGTGATCCACCGGCGCCTTGATGAGCAAGCGAGGCAGATCCATCTTCTCGACATGACAGTTACCGTCAGCAGCAACGTCGATGGTCAGATTCGCGATGAAATCAAAACGCTCAAAGAGACGGTCCAGAAGAACCACGATGCAGTGGCCCCCACTCTTGAGGAGTGGAAAAAAATGAAAACCCTCGGCTACGGCATCTCAGGGCTCATTGCCTTCGCGGGCCTCACTGTTGGCGGCGTTGTCGCCTATATGAGCGATGGCGTCGTGGGTTGGCTGAGACATTGGCTCAAGATAAACTAGAGGCATCCAATCAATTCAGCAATCATCCTGCTTCCTCGCGCAAGTGGTTTGCAGCCTCGGGAGGATCTCTAAGTGTATCTTACGCCACACCAAAATATTATCTGCATCTCCGATGCAACGCGTAGTTGACTTTTGCGTGATTTGAATCGATCCCACTGTTAAGCACGTGGGGGGGGCATATGGAGTTCGACTTAGAAATGAAAGAGGCATGCGGTGGCGCCTGCCCTCCGGATGAGGCCGAAGAGGTTGAGTGCACCATCTTTCGTGCTGTCGAGACAAACCCTGCCACTGAGAAAGACTTTTCATCTTGGGTCAAGCTGGAGCTCAAAAGCGCCAAGAAAAACCGGTGTGAACATTGGGGTCTATCGGTTTGGACAGAACTTGACGCCGTCAACCATGCGCGCGATGTAATTCCCCGAATGCAAGAACTTTATATCGCTGCCGGCGACATTGAGAAACAGGATGGCGTGATAAAAGCGACCCCAACGACAAATCAACCGAAACACTTCACATATTGGAGCTATGTTGGAGTCGATCTCTTGCCAAAGTTCGCCGTCATAATTCCACCGGTCGCCGAGGAAGCATAATATGTGGAATTTAGATTCGCTTCCTGACGGAAATCTTGATCGGCAAGTTATAGTACCTGTTGATACGTTATACGAGTACGACGGGCCAATGATATTTCGCACTCGTATTGGCCTTGTGGATCTACTGTGCAATAAGGTCTCCCGTCGGAACGGGCTTGACATAATACTTGCGTGCCAAACCGACGACAGGACGATAACTGCACTGAAAGACGGAAAACTTTCGGTTCATGGAGCGTTCGCTAGGGAGGCATATTGGATCATCAGTCTGGATGACGAAGACCGCATCGCCGCATACTGGAACTGCAGGCGAGTCGATTTGCCCGACCGTTTCTTCGCAAAGCCTGGACTCGGCCTCTTTCATTGGTTTGGTACGGTGCCGGATTCTCTTGAACAAACATCCGCACTGCTAGCGATCAAGTTCAGGGGAGAAGCGCTTACTGAGGCCGGAATGCCATTTGGGAAGCTAAAAGGGCTGCTCGACCAGGCATTTGAGACTGCGAGGAAGATTTTGATCCCTCCGCAGTTGGCGAACACCAAATCTTCAACGTTCGATCTTGAAGTTGCTCCCCTTCGGTTCGCCAGTCTGATGATCGCCGTTAAAGAGCCCGTCATCAACATGCAAGCTATTCGCCGAAATCGTACTTTAGACAAGTACGAGCGGGCGGATTTCGAACTCGCCGTCCGGAATCGCGGAGCTGATTTTGCGACAAGACTTCAGGATGTTTATAGAACGACCCAGAATAATCAGCTGGATGATCGATACGCGGAAGAAAACTTCGCTTTTCTTGATGTCCTAGCTGATATTCTTCCCGATGAGCAAAGTTTCATCGACTCGGTGGAATTTAACGCTGCTTCGACGCACGGCCTTACAACGGTGGTTTTCCGGAAAGATGAGGCAAGCGCCATCAAAGCTAAGGTGCAAGGAGCGGATGCTAGGCGGGTGGTAGAGCATGGATCTGTCACAGGGATAACTGTGGCCAGCAAGAGTCTGCGCATAAGGTCCGTTCGCCAAAAGGATGTGACCTGCTATCTGACGGCAGACCACTTTGCTGAGCTTCTTGCTGAGAGAGAATCTATATTGAATCGGGCAATAGAACTTCGCGGGACGCTTACGAGAAGACAGAGGCGGGATCTTCTGCAGGTAGATCAATACCGTCTAATTGATCGTGATATCCTTCTGTAACAGGCCTTGGCAAGCCGTCTCTCCGCGTGTCGATGCCCGACACGAACGGAACACCTTCCCCCAGCAGTCGCATGTTCTGCCCGTCGCATTTGACCGTGTCGCCGTCGACGACGGTCAAGGATGCGCAGATAATCAATCCTGCAATCATCGCAGTATCTATTCGTTCGTCGCCATGATTGGCTCGCCCCTCGGAATGCTTCGCATCATCGCGAGCAGCTCTTCCATATATTCCCTTGCCTGCTCACAGCCTCCTATGAGCGCGCTTCGTTGGTCTCGATCGTCGATTGCGTGGGCCGCCATCTCGATCAAGCGGAGCTGGTCTCTGAGACTATTGCCCTTATCGATTAGGTCTATTCGCTGATGCATAAATTCTCCCGAAAACTGCCTCAGCCGCTGAGGCTTTAGAGCGCCGATGCGAGCTATCGGCAGCGCCTCCGCATATAAGGCCTTCTCGCTACTTCGAGCCGCGAGCTTCATCCAGGAGCGTATTAGCCACGATACCGGTGATCTCCTTGTGGTAGATGCCAAAATGCTGAAGGCTGAAGAGACCATCTTCCTTTCCGTCGGAAAGACCGGCCCGCTTCAAATGTAAAAGAAGGTCGCTCCGAGAAACATAACAGCCCAGCGTCTTGGTCCATATGTATAGTTCGTTGAAGGCCCCAAGACCCACCAACTCATTGGCCGATCTAAACAAATCAACACAGAGCGTTGACGTCTCCGAAAGCTCCCACAGCGCATATTCAGATGTAGCGGTGATCCGGCTGATACGAGCCCTATCGGAAGTGCTCATCTCCTTTTTCAGCCAGTCCAAAACTGTTGGAGAGTTCCGTGGTATTCGGCTATCAAAGTTCTCCCAATACGCAAGCCCGGCCTGGGCGAGCGATTTGCGATCAGCAGCACCCATTGGCGTCATGCCATAGTGGGTAGCGGACATTACTGCCCTGTCGAGTTCAAGTGTACTCGCCGCTGCGGGTATCGCAGAGCAGAATGCCAGCACGACTATCGCGAATCTCATTTCCAGACCTCGCGACGGGCTCATGCTGACCCCTCCACATCTCCGTCTTCGTCTAGGTCGTGCACCGGCAGATAGGTGTTCTTCTCCATCCACTCCCGGACGATAAACCTGATCGTGTCATTGCGCGTCTTGCCGAACTCGCCAGATAGATCGCGCAGAGCTTCTTCCATGTCATCTTCGAAGGCGATCGACCCGGAATTCCGCAACATCAACGCGGCTCGACGAAGCATGATCTGGAGATCCGCTCGTGAGATATCTGCAATCCGATCAGCGGCGTCCTCGAGGAGCGTGGCGGTGTCGGACGAGCTCATCAATGTACGCGCTTCGGCGCGTCCTCGATCTGCTCAAGGATCTGAATTAGTCCCAAAACTACATTCTGGTTCAGCCGGGCCAGGATGAGGCCTGACCGCTCAGCTATCTCTCCGGTGCGCCGGTCGACTATTGTCCAGGTGTTGTCGCGCTCTTTGCGAGCACCGAAGCGCGGTTCGTAGGTCATCCGATCTTCTCCGTTGGTCGGTATTTCAATAGCGCGTCCGACTGTGAAGTGCACGAGGTGATTGCCCGCGGACAATTGCGTGCCGGCTCGATGACGCCTAGTTATTGTCGAGTTGACGGCTTCGGCGAACCTGGGGGCAAGGAATGAGGTGGTTTTCTCGTGATCACGAGTTCGAGGAGTATCAGCGCCGAGAGCGCGCGCTAGAAAAATCTAAGCCCCAGGAATATCTGGCCTACTTCATTGGCATCAACAGCAAAGCAATTGTCACCGAACTGCGGATCATCCGATGGGTCTTGATCGCGATTCTGATGATGCTCGTTACGCTGGCAAACTCTCTGCTGCCGGCAGGATGGTGGCATCGGAGCCTCTGAGATAGGCGGCCGATGGAGAGAGGAAATGATAGGAATTTCTTCAACGCCTTCAGTTGGAAGGTAAATGTCCAAAGCTCGGGCAATAAGGACTAGGTTTGTGGAGAATATAGTAAAGTTCGCTACGGTACTGTTTGTAGGGACCGTGCAGGAGCGGTTCGCCAACGCGAAAATGATTTCTGACTATGTCGGTATGATCATTCGTTTGACCGCTATGGTCATTCTCACAAAATTCACCCAAGCCTCTCTTCCTTTGCTCGGGTTCGAAACCAGCTCCGCCGCGTGGCTTTCGATCATGATAGTTCTCTATGGGATCTGTTTCATGCTTCTGGTGTCGGTAGTGACCATTCCCTATGGCATCGCGCAGATGGCGCTATTTGGCAATGCGCGGCCCGGAATCAAGGGATTCTTCCTTTTCTTGATGTCGGGTCTGCTGGCCATTGTTGCATCATATGGAATGATGGGCTTAGCTGGCATGTTGGCTATTGCAGTCATGCAAGGAGTAAAATAAGGGCGAGCTCATTTACTCGTTGCGATACTCCGGCAACCCGCGCTCATTCAAGTTCCGCCAGGAACTAGTGATTGTAGACATCATCCTCAATAAAGGATGAAGATGATGCACCTTTTTGTTGACTCCCGGAGCTATCGATTCGAAATTCGCTCGTCCAGCGGGAGGATTATCAACATGTCCGAACTCGAAGACCTTTTAAGACAGAAAGCTGAGATTGAGGCCAGGATACTGGAAGTCCGGGCCGGCGAAGTCGACAGGCTTAAATTCGACCTCGCTGCCATTGCATATCAACTGAGGGAGCTAAACGCTCTCCCTAAAACTCTTGTCGCCGCCTTTACCGACAAAGCGGGCACATTCAATGTGTATCGCACTATGGGTGTGAAGAGACCTCAATAGCGACGTGCATTCCGCAGGAGGTGCGCCATGAATTTGGCATATCTTGCCCGGGGTGCGGCGTCTGCTGAGCGTGCCAGGGCACGGATGCTGCGTTCCGGCTATACGGTCTGGGGACAAAAGCTCTGGAGCGAGGAGGAGGATTTAATCTGCCGCCTCTTTCACCCGGACTATTTTGCTTTGCGCCAGATCCTTTGCAATCGGACTGAGCGGGCCATTCAGGCCAGATGCCGGAAGCTGGGCCTGGTGAGGCCTCGACAGTCATGGGAGTGGCTGGCTCGTCAAAAGCTTCGAAAGCTTTATCCGGAGGCGACGTACGACGAACTCTGCGCGGCTTTCCCTGACCGTGACCTGCAAAACATCCAAGCGGCGGCGCGTTATTATGGATTTAAGCGGAAGAAGAAGCCGTACAAGCTAACGGGCGTGCCGGCCTTAGATGCCGTGCGTGTGCGCTGTTACGACGTGAAGATCAACATGCGCGAGTTGGACGAGGACTGCCGCACGAAGAAGTACTTTCAAAAGCGGGGATGCAGGACGCAATATCCGAACTTCCGTGCAATTAATCGCGCCGCCTCCTACCTAGGCGGCTACCTCGATTTTCACTTTCCTCCTGAGACCTGAAGCGCATTCGACGCGTCAGTCCCATCTGCGGTCAGCCGCTTGACATGGTCCGCCCATGCGATGAGCGCCGCTCGCTTTTCCTCGGCGTAGTCGTAGCGATTGTAAACTGCTGCAACCCCTTTGATTGACCCCGATCGGTGATTGATTACCGCTTCGACAACGTGCACGGGAACGCCCAGGCGAGCCATCCCACTTGCCGCTGTGCGTCTCAGGTCATGGAATGTCCATGGCTCAAGCTCGACTTTGGCTGGAGACTGCCCAAGCGCTTCCGCTTCCTTCCTGGCAATCTTCAGCATTTCCGCATCGATCTTCTTCTTGGCCCGTCCGTATCCCGAGACTTTCGTCACTCCCGTCGTCGTGAAAAGGAAAATGGGCTCTTCATCGTCCGCCGGCCGGATCTTTGGTAGCGCCTCGATCTCGAGTAAGGCTTCGGCCGCGAGTGCAACGTAATGCTCTTTGCGGTTCTTCGCTCGTTCAGGCGGAATAATCCATTGGTGATCGTTGCCTGCCAGATCCAGCTCAGGCCACTGGGCGCCAGAGACTTCACTACGACGCTGTGCGGTCAAGAGCAAAAGCCGGACCATTGGCCCAAAAGGATACGGGATGTTTCCGGATGCGAGCCATAGAAGCCGGACTTCGTCGTCCGTCAAAATCCGATCTCTCGTCGTCTCTTCGCTGGGCTTATCGATCTTCTTTTCCATCGGCGAGATGTCGATAATATCGCGCTGAACAGCCCAGTTGAAAAACTTTCGGAGCAGCGAAAGCAGCCGGTTGGCCACAATAGGCGCGCGTTCAGCCACCTCGTCCAGTTGCGCGACAATCTCTTGCCTCTTGATGCTCTTCATCGCCCGCTTGCCGAATTTCGGCCGGAAGTCCTTGTCGAAGAGGCGCTTCCTCTCGGTGATAGTCGATGGCCGGTTCTTCTTTTCTACATATCGCTTGATGAACTCGTCGAGCGCATCGTTCACGATATCGAGTTTGAGTGCCTTCTTTGTCGCTTTGGCTGCCGCCGGGTCCTTTCCCTCCGAGACGTCGCGCAAAAGCTTTGATGCCTCTTCGCGCGCCTTGGCCAATGGATAGAGGGGCAGGGGGCCGATCGTGAATTTCTTCGGCTTTCCCTCAAACCTGTAACGGATGGCCCAGCTCATCACGCCAGAAGGCTGAATGATTAGATAAAGACCGGGCAAGCCGCCATCAGGAATTTCCTGTCGAACGTCCGTCGCTTTGAATGCTTCGATTGCGCGAACGGTCAGGGTTTTTGCCAT